GAAATACAAGCAAATTAATTTAATAGTTATTAACATTACGATTGTTAATAAATAGATGTTTTTTAATGTTGCTTTGTATTAAGAAAATTTTATATATTTGTGGAAACAAACAATTAAAACTATGAATAAACAAATTATAAAATTAGCATTAGATGCTTTAGAATTAAGATTAATTAAAGACCGTCAAGAAGCTAAAAGAAACTTAGACGAAGATATTATTGAATCATCTAATTATATATTAGAAAAGGTAAGAGAATATCAAAAAGAATTAGAAACAGATGGTTCAATCAAATTAATATTAGAATAATATGAAAACAAAATTATTATTAGCAATATGTGCAACATATATGATAGGAAGATTTTTAACAACAGTAATCTTTGGAATATGAAAGAAGAAGTGTCAAATTGTTGTTCAGCAAAACTATATGAAGAAACAGATGTTTGTTCAAGATGCAATGAACATTGTAAAACAATAGAAATATGATAAAAGAATATATTATAAAAGGCAAAGGATATTTTAATTGTAATGTAGAAAATCCTTTTAATTTAAATTTACAAATATCAGATTTGCAATTAAGTTATGGTCAAATAAATTTTACAGGAACAGAAAAGGAACTTGATAAATTTATATATAATTTAATTCAGGACGAATCTACTTTTAAAATGATTACATACTTTGAAAAAGATTCTAAAGCACACAGAGAATATGTGTATGGTTCAGAAGAAATGTTTAAACCTAAATTTATTTAATATGAAAAATCAAACATTAGAATTTGTTAAAATAGGAAAAGAATACAAATCAGCACACGGTGGTAAATGGTTTCATATTTACTTTACAAGTGGAATTAAAAGTTATAGAACAACACTATATGAAAATATGAGGAACTTTAAGAATTGGTTAAAAGTGATTGAAAATGCTGAAAGAGGGGACAGGATAGCTAATCTTAATTTTAGATTATATAAAGGAAAAGAAATTGTTAATGCTGACAGTTTGCCTATTTTATATACTAAAGAAGAATGGATAGAAAAAGAGAATATAAGATTTGCCCAACACTTTGGAGTAGATTGGGTATAAATAGAATATGTAGTTAATTCTATTTTAATTTCTTTATAATGTTATTAAACTGTTTCCTCAACTCTTTGATATTATAAACTTTTTTATAATCTTTATCATAAGAATATTGAGCTTCTAGCTTAATCTCATTTGCATATGTGTTTTTTAATTTATTCATAACTCCATTAGTAAAGATATAGGTAATTTTCCATTATTCAAAACAACACCGCATCCGACGGCAGGTTTTTTACCATATTTAGCATAAGCCATTGCATAGCTTTCGTGGTCTATTCCGCAGCCAACTTGCATACCAAAAACTCTAAATTTTCTTCCTACAAAATGTTGACATCCAGCCAATGTATGTAAATGCCCCTGAACAGTATTCATTAAATCTGCTCTGCACTTATTAAATGCTTGACCACCTTCTCCGTGTATATATTGAACATTGTCCTTTTCGTATCGTTCCATGAAATTCCAATTTGGAACTTCTAATACTTCTTTATATGATTTAATCCATTTAGACGGAATTGCTGATGTTTGTGCTTTTCTCATAACCATCCTATCGTGATTTCCAATTATAACAGTAGCATTTGGAAATGCTTTATACCACCTTGAAATCCTTTCAATTGCTAATTCTAATTCAGCTGCACCACCCATTCCGTCTGCATTTGTTTCGTGATAGCTTGAATAGTGATTATCTATAATATCACCTATAAATACTACTTCAGTGCAATTAAACTCTATATATTTTTCAATACAGAAATCTAAGTATTCATCTAAACAAAATGGTTCGTGTAAATCTCCAATAACTAGAATGTTATTGATTTCATTTTTTCTAATAGATTGTATTAAATCATATTCTGATTCTGATAATCTTGGACGGTATTCTTTTTTCTTTTCTATTTTATTTATTTTTAATTTTCTCTATGCTCCTACCTGCAAAATATGCAGAGTATACACAAAGCAATAGAGTTTGATAAATTGGTATATATGCAGGAGAAATACTGAACCCGCCAATATTACCGTCAAACATAGATATTATAACAAATACCAATGTTAAAAATACTAGAGTCAGTGGTCTAATATTTGCAGGTAACCATCCTGCTTTACTATCAGCTTCCCATCTTCTAGTAACTTGTTCTTGTGCAGAACTTTCAGCTTGTGCAAGAACTTGCTTCAATTTAATCTTTAATTCTTTTCGTTCTTCGTCAGTCGTAACAACATTATCAACAAGATTATTAACATCAAGTGACATATTCCCAAATAGCTTTTTTAAGATATTCATAAAGATTTGTATTTTATTTTTTGCCTGTATTTAGTTTTGTTATTATCATCTTTATATGCAACAAGTGTTTGTTTTCTATTGTCGCTTATTTTCCAACTAAGGTGAATCCAGTCAGGATATGCAGGGTCGCTAGTTGCTGTGCTATCTCCAAACTCTAAAATACATTGGTCGTATTCTAAGTCTAAATCTATTAATGCTTGGTATATCATAAGGTTATCCATTTTGCCCCTTTTAACATATTGCAAATCAACAGCTTCATATTTACAATGTTGACTTTTAGAACTTGAGCCAATAGCTTCTGATAAAACAAAAGACCTATAGCCACTTGTTACTCTTAATGCCCCCAATCGTTCCCGAAGTGGCTGTAAAAGTTCAGTGGCTAACAAGGTCAATTTATATATTCCTTCTTTTGAAGGTTCGTTATTTATTCCTAATCTTCTAGCTGTAGACGAATAAGTTAGCTCTTTTAATGTAAAATTTTTTGATAATCTCATTCGAATTTAGCTAAATAAATTTTGTCTATTTCTTTTTGTATATCTTTCTTTGTAGCTTCTAGTTGCATCATTATATTTGCTTCAAATCTCACAATCTCAATTCCTTCATCAAACACAATAATTGTAGGCACAGATTTTATTTTGTGCTTTTCTTGAAGTTCTGCATTGTGACAAATAACAACACTATCAATTTCACATTCTTTTAAAACAGAAATATCAAAGTTATTATCTTTGTTCCATTCACTATTAAAATGAATAACTGAAACTTGAGAACAACACACACCATAAAAGAAAAATATTAATGCTAGTAATATATAGTATAAATAATTCATTTGTTAAGGTTGTAAAGTCGGTTATCAATAGTATTTAATTTATTTTCTATTGCATCTAATTTTTTACTATTAGACATTATGGTTGTTCTAACCAATTCATCCTTCAATTCATATTCAGTTGCACTTACCCAATTACCCTTTTCCAATGCTTTCTTATTTGCATCAATATCAGCTTTCAAAGTAAAGTAAGTTCCTGAAACAGAAATAACCATTCCAACTATTAATCCAATAGTTTTTAAATCTAATGTAAATTCCGAACCTTGATTTATTTTCATCTGTTACAACTTTTATCTGCTAACCCTTGACTTACTAGCAAGGCAACAGCTATTAAAACTACATTATTGACCGCCTGGTCACTAATTCCTAAGTCATTAGAAAAGAACAATAAAAACATTGCTCCTATTGCATACCAAAACTTTTTAGATTGAAATGCTTGTTCAAATGTGTCTAAAATCTTTTTAAAAATTTCCATATTATATAAGTATTAAATTTATTCCTAAGTTAATTGTATAGTTTTCTCTATTAAAATAATTTAAATATTCTAATTGAGAATAAATTGAAAACGACCTGGTCAGCTTCAAGTTTCCTATAATTCCAAAATCATAATCAGTAGTTTCTGAACCGTATTCGGTCAGTGTATTATTTAAAAAAAAACAGTTACCATAAGCTAGTAAAAAGAAATTGTCTAAATGTATATAATAAGAAACACCAAATACACTAGATAATGTGTATTGATTCCCTAGCTGTGCTAACTTATCTCTGTTGTATATTGCAGGAATTGTTGAATAATAATCCTGAAATTGTGCTGTATTTTGTGCTATTACTTCACCATTAAATAGCCATCTATAAAATGATTGTTCTAATCTATCTAAATGCAAATTGTTATTTTCATCTATAAAATAAAATTCTTTTACATATCCTAATTCTGTTGCAACCGCTTCAAAATCATTATAATTGGGAAAATCAATTTTAAAAGGATTTAGGTTGTAAATAGGGTGATATCTAAGGACACTACCTAAAGATAGCTGTAAGCGGCTAAAATCGTGCTTAAATCGTATGTCTAAAGATTTGTAGTTTAAATCAATGTATCCATTGTTAGAAGATTGTATTTTTGTTAGTGTGTGATTACCTAAGTATCTAAGCCAGATATTGTGATTATTGTATTCCCTTCCGAACTGTTTTATTTTTTCATATTGTAACAGATATTCAAAACCCCCAACTGATGACCTAAAAACAGTAACATTTTTTTCGTTACCATCATAATAAAATTTAGGCTTCTTTTCAAACTTGTATCTACTTAGCTTTTTAACACCAATAAAATAGCGATAATTTGCACCATCATTTGGTGTTGTTTCTATTAGTTGACCATTATTATAATCGTATGTTTCTAATGGTGTCATTGTAGTATTTAAAGCACCACCACCATAAATGGTCGCATATTTATAAAATTGACCACTACACACAAAAGGTAATAATATAAATAATAATCTAATCATTAGAGAATTTTTGTGTAAGCATAAGTTACATATACATCACAAGACCAGCCACCATTAAAAGCACCATTAGACCACATAATAAATGGCTTATTAAGGAGTGTTGCCGCCAATGTTCCACCTGCAGGGGGGTCAGCCATTAGCTGTAAAGATATATCAGTTGTTTTACCATTCATCATATCTCGAATCTGTTTCCAATAAGCCGAAGGGCTTGCATCAGCTTCATATCCAAAATATAAATCTTTACTTGAGCTTTCTGTTGATGCTGCATAAGTTGCTAATACTGTTACATTAAATACTGTAACCATATATCCAGATAATGCACCAACAAGTGTTTTAGGTGAAGCTGCTGGTGATAAATCCTGAACTTCTGCATTACTTAAACTGAATTTATCAGTTTGAATAACATATTTAAAATCCATTTTTTTTGATGTTCCTTCACTACTTCCTGTTGTGTCGTTTACATCTACAACCATAAGCAAGTCACCACTACCTGTCTGTTGTTCTAATGCTGTCTTGTCGGTTAATCTTTGTCCCGCCATAATTTAATTTTTTAATATAGTTTTTTAATCTCTTAAAATTCTCCTTACTCGAAGGATATTTTCTTCTTTTAACAGCCATAGATTGTAATATCTGCACCCTGTAAAAAGTTTTTTACTCTATTACTTCGTGTAATATTGGTGTCTAAGTTAATACCAGAATAATAATTATTTGTTGTTGGGTCTAAGTCAGCACCAGAATTAGTTGAATATTCTGGAAAAGAACTTGTATTATTTCTTATATAATCAATCATTCGCTGTCTATAAAATTCTGCTGCATTTTCTGCTGTATCCATTACAGGTCTTAAATCCTCATAAGAAGCACTACTAGATTGGTCTGTTGCCCCCATTACAACCACAGCATTATTAACAAATCTTAATCGCAAATATGGAACTAATGAAACAAAAGAATATTGCACTAATGCAGGTTGTATATAATCTTCAACAAGTGTTTTATATGCACCTGATAATGAACCAGCTTGAATATCGGCTTTTAATTTAGTATCAAGGTCAGTTCCTAATATTGGTAATATATTCATATCTTGTGCTAACAAAATATAAGGCATAACCAAATCGTCTGAAACAGAACCGCCAATTGCTGAATCTTTTTTTAATCGTGTTGAACTTATATAAAGTGTGTGTTGTATCGCCATAATTTAAACATCTTGAACATTCCTGTTTGTATAATCTATATTTATTTGTTTTCCTGTTCTGTCTTTTACAGAAGTTTTTGTTTTCATTGCTGTATAAGCTTGTTTAACAGGATTTTTATCTGTGTCACCAACAGCCATAGCAAACTCAAATTCTACTACATCTATTGGTGTTTTGTTATTAGTTCTTGCTGAAGCATTATGAAACACTTCTGCAAAAGCTGTAGCCGTTGACCTTTTAGTGTTATAAATTATTTTATAAACTTTATGGTATGCACTACTAGATGTAATGCCTGTTGAACTTGTAAATGTGTATTGTAAAGCCATATTTTTTTTATTTTATTTAACACCAGGATAATGCCCTTGATTAGGCATATTAACTGGTGCTGTTACCGCATCTTTTATTCCTCTTGGTTTTGGTGTGTAACTTTTAGGAATGTTATCTGTTTTTTTATAATCGTCCATACTGTCTGCATCTTTTAATTCCGTTCCTTCTTTTAATCTATATAATATTACCTTCCAGGCATGGCGGCAATAAACACCACCTTTAAATTTAAATAAATCGTATGGTCGCCCTTTGTGTCCTAATTGTCTATTAACACCCTCACGACTTGCTTTGTCAATATCTTCTAATCTATATACAAACCCCGCTCTAGCTAATCGCATCATATTTTTGCAGAATGTTCTTGTTGATTTACTTGGTTTTCTACTCTTTTTTATATATTTAAATCTTACCCTATAATAAGATTTGTCTAATGAACTTGGTAAATCTTCTTTGCTTCTTATTTCATCTGCAAAATTTTCTTTTTTCTTAATTAATTCATTTGCCCATTCTTCGTAATCTTCTATTAATCCTTCGTCTTGTTCGTCTACTATTTCCCAAACTTCATCGTCTATTTTTTCACCTTTAAGGTTATTAAATAATTCATCAAATTCATCGTCTGATAAATCTTTTCTAACATTCTCTATTTCTTCAACTTTTTTTTTTGCCCAAGATTGACCTGCATCACCGCCCCATAATGCCCAAGCAATTCTTCCAGCTGACGGAAAACCTTCTTCACCAGGATTAAATCCCTCTGCTTTTTTATCTACTTCGTGTCTTGCAAAAAAGCTGTTCATTCTTTTAATTGTATCTAATGATAAATTATCACCGTTCTTAATATTTCTTGCTCTTGCAACAGCAACCATTGTTCCGCCCCTGTCGTGTTCTTTTCTCCATTCTAAACCCTTTTCAGCTTCTTCAATCATACCTTTTGTTGGCTTAGTGTCTATATCTTGTAAATCTTTAAATTCTTGCTTTAAATTGTCAGCATCAATATCTTCTTTTGTAACACCTTCTTTTTCTTGTTCTTCTTCGCTTTGTGTCTTTGTAACTTCTAAATTAATGAAATCTGCTGGTTTAAGGGTTTTAAAGTATAAATCAAGGTTTATATCATTAACTTTAAATATCTTACCTAAACCCTTTAAAAGTGTGTTTTGGAATGGAATAATAACCGTGTTATTAAATAAGCTGTAAGCATCTCTAAGTTCGTCAGCATTATTACCTAAACCGCCACCCTCTGACCGTATTCCAAATAGAATCGGACTTGTAACTCTGTGTCCTGCTAAAATCTGATTAACAGCTTGTTTGCTCATTCCTTCCCAAGCACTCTGTGCATCATTCATTTGTATTGGTTCTATTGTTGGTGTTGTTTCTTTACCATCATTAAAGGTAATAAGTATTTTACCTGCATTTCCTGAACCTGCAAATTTAGAATTTAATTGTCGTTCAATTGTTCTTCTTTCTTCTTCTGTTGGAACACCATTAGAAAAACCAATGTGCATTGATGGTGTCATTCCACTTGTAATATTAGATAAATGAAATTGTGCTATTTCTAGCTCCATTTGAATCCAATCTGTCGCTGCAACATAATCAGGAGCAAATCCATAAAATAAAGCTGGATTTTTATCTCTAATCATTAGAATCTGACTTGCATTAGTCCTATCTTCTGTTGAAAAAGCTTTATAAGGAATAGGACGATATTCAGGTTTTTTACATTTTGACCAATCTGAACTATAATAATATGTGTCAACTTCACCATCTATCATTTTACCTGAACGGATATATTGTGCAGGAATGTGTTTCATTTTAGCTATCTTACTTCTATCTCTTGACCATATAACATTAACATAACAACCACCGAATAGCTTTAAATCCATTGCTAGGTCTTTTAAAACATCGTCATCTGAATTGTGTAATAATTCTGTTAATCTTAAATATGATTCTTTGGTATCTGTGTTGTCATCTACATTTGTAGCCTCAAGTCCTTCACCATATATCATTGCACCAATTGATTTAACTAATGCACCGTTAATTGCACTTCCTAAAAATAGTTCTAGTAGATAATTAGGATAAAGGTTGTCATCTCCAAAGCTAATCCAATCTTGATTAGATTTTTCTACTAAATGAGGAATGTTGTAATGTGATAATTTTACTAAATTTAAATTCATAATTAAAATGTTATATAAACAGATTCCGTGTCAGAATCATTAGTTGTGTATTCGCTATATGTTACAGGTGCAGCATCACTAGCTGCTGTCAAATTCATTAAGCCATTCCATATTTTAGTCAAACCTGATGGGTCTAAATTTACAGCGGAGCTATTTTGATATATTGTAACATCATAAAATCCCAAAGGATAATCGGTGCTACCCAAAAAAACATTCCCAGATGAAAGGTTTTCGCTTGATTGTGATGAAGTCACTAAAATCAATAACCAAACATATCTATCTTTATTAGCATAGTTTGTTGGTGCTATAAAGGTTTTAGATTTTCCAGTTAATTGGCTAGTTACAGTTACTAACACAGCATAACTTATGTTTGTCATTTCATCATACAAATTTAAGTATGTTGAGCAAACACAGGTTGCACTATCATTTCTAGTAAATTGTATCATTCTTCTGTAAAGTATTTATTAAATTCTTTTGGTATTTGCTCTTTAATCAACTGTAAATTATCTTGTGAAAAATTATGAAAAAAAACATCTTTGT